ACATCTCCGCCTACAAGTTTCAGGCTCTCAAGTTCCGCCTGAAGCCGATCGGCCTCCTCGGCCGCTTGACGTTGGCGGGCGATCAGCTCTGAGAACCCGCCAGCATCGATCTGCTGCGGCTCCAACTTGGAAACACGACCTTGCAACTGCCGGGCACGCTCGAACTCGGAAACCAGTCCGGGGTTCTGGAAGCGAAGTTCCCTGCCGGTTGCCAAGCCGCCGACGGCCGCCTGAGCTTCGGCCAGCCTGTCGATTGCCTCTGTCGTCAGCTCAACCCGACGGCGAACAGCCTCAAATGCTTTTTCGCTCGGGGCCTGCCCCCGATTGATTGCTTGGTTCAGCAGCTCCACCTGAGCCTGGGCGCGAACCAGAGCCGGCAAGAAGGCCGCCTGCACCCCAGAGGCCAGTCCGTCAAAAGACTTCCTAGCGCTCACCAGCGGCTTGTTGATTAACTCCGTTGCGGAGAAAAGCCTCTGCAATCGGGCGGCGGCTTGGTCGAGCGTGTCCAGGTTCCGAGAGTCAAAGCCTTTGAATGACAGGCGGACGCTCGCCGCGGCCCTCAAGGCCCGCTCGACCTTCTGCGCTTCGGTGTAAATCCCGCGAAGGGATGACGTTCCTGTCGACTCGGCCTTTGACAGCGACTGCTGCATCGCAGAGGCGAACGACCGGACATCCTTGGCCGAGGCATTCAGCTTCGCCTGGAAGTCCGACGTGTTCGCCGTGACGAGTGCCGAGATTTTGCCGAGATAGGCGCGAGCCATGTCAGGTTATCCCCGGAGCTTCGCCAACTCGGACAGCATCTCGGCCTGAGTCTGCTCTGCGGACTTCACTGCCGGAATGAACACCTTCTCGTCCGGCACCCGCTTGTAACTGCCGCTGGCCGCCATGATCACGCGGCAGATGCGGGCGGTCTGTTGCCACCCGTCCGAGATCGGCCAGCGCTGGTCGTAGGCGTACCATTCGGTCAGTTCCTGCGAGTCGACCTCCGACAGAAGCTCACGAACCGTCTTCCCGAGGGCCAGCGCTAGGCGGAAGTAGAAGCGGCGCTCGGGTCGCCGCTGGAATCGTTTCCCGCCGCTTCCACGTCCTCCGGCCGGAAGGCATTGTGCGACCAGGCCGCGTCGAAGAGGCGATTGAGAACCACGCTCGACTTCTTGCCGAGGGTCTCCACCTCGCCGTCGGTGAAGATTCGCTCGCCTTCCTCGTCGCACATCGTCAGAACGAGGAACCGCTGCCGGAACGCCTTCATCTTGTCGTTGGAGTACCCCTCCTCGAAGGCGTCTCGCTCGAGCCCCGAAAGCGTCTTGAAGAAGATTTCGATGCCGCCCCACTCCGGCACCACCACGGGCTTGCTCACCCGCACGTCCGAGGCCAGTTTGATCTGCTCTGCAATCAGCTTCGCTTTGCCCATGTGTTACCCCGTGTAATCAGTCATCAGAAACCGAAGAGTCCCGCGAACCACCTCGCCAACCCGCGCCTCCACGGAGGCGCTTTCCAGAACCACCCGCCGAGTCACCGAGTAGGCGGTGCTTGTGAATGTCAGCTGGCCGTAGAGCCGCACCAGAGTCTGTGGGTCGATCGGGCCGTTGTACAGAAAGTCCACGCTGATCGACCCGCCAGTCCAGTGCCCCGTCGGCACGAGGATGTTCTGTCCCGCCGGCGCGTTGTGCGGCGTCATGTCCACGACCTCGGCCGTCGGCGTCTCGACCGAAAGCCCCACGACCGTTGCCGAGAAGCCGGAGAACGAAAAAGTCGCGTTGTAAGGAACGCCCGGCATCAGGACACCGCCACGCGAAAGGATGCAGTGCCGCGAACGAGGTCACCAACCGATGCCACCACCTGCGAGGAGATGCAGGTCGCCGTGCCCGAGACCGATGGGCCGCCGCTGATCGAAACCGAGATGGAGCCAGACGAATTGACGGCCGGCACTGTGAGGCTGAGATACTCGACATCGACCACCGGCCTCTCGTCCCGCGTGCGGGGCAGCGTGTAGACGGTCTCGAAGTCGTCTGGCCCCAGCCCCATGTGAGGAGCAGCCACGACAGCACGTTCAGATCCGTAGTTGACGTTGATCGACGTGACCTGAAAGGCCACGCCGGCGAACGAGAACGTGCTGCCGTGGGGGGACCGACCGGCCATCGTCGCTTACGCGACGCGGAACGTCGCGCTCCCCGAGATGAGGGCACCAACCGAGCCACCGATCGAGGCCGACTGGATCGTCGCATTGCCCGTGAAGGCGATCGGGCCGGCGATGGAGAGAGCGCCCGAGGTGCCGGCGGCGAGAATGCTCGTCGAGATGTAGTCGATCGACACCTCGCGGTCGGTGGCAAATCCGCCGACGTACTCACGCCGTTGGTTCGGGCCGATCCCCAGATGGCTGCCATCGATGAGATCCTGCGTGTCGTTGACCTGAACGCTCGTGATCGTCAGATTGGACGACGCGAACGTGAACGTCATTCCCTGTGCGGAAACACCAGCCATCTTGAGCCTCCATGCTCCGTAGTGTTAGCCGGTCGCCTCTTGCCACCGGATCTGATACAGCTGTCGAACCTCGTAGGCGGGGGGCAACTGAGCGCCGGCTACCGTCGGGTCGAGGTAATCGTCCGTTTCGGACACCAGCCTCATATCCTCAATTGTACAGCCGGCGAGGGTGCCCGTGTGACCATCCAGGGCCAGACGGACGCTGTCCGCGAGTGTTCTCGCCGTGTCGTAGTGCAGGGCCCAGGCTGCGATCTGGAGCCCCACCAGCGGCATGAACATCGGCCCCGTCAAGTGTGACTCTCGAGAAATGTTCGACCGCTTGTAAATCAGAAACGGCAGCGTCGCCATACTCTTTGACGGCACGGCCATCGCGTACACCTGGAAGCCGACCATCCGGGCCACGCTCGGAATGGTCGTCAGCCGCAGAACAACGTGTTTTTCGGGGCTGATGATCATCAGATGAACTTGTTGATTTCCCGCTGGATCGCGATGAACAGCCCCGTCTGAACGTCCCGATAGGTGGCGTTGATCGTCTCCTCCATGACGTGGAAGGCAGGCATGGCGCCGTAGGTCTCGCCAGGGCCGATCGTGAACGGCCTCGTGCCGCCACGGCCGTCCGGCATGAAGTCGTGGCTGTACCCCTTGCCGGCTTTTGCCTGGCGGGTCCGCTCGTTGATCGAGCCCATGAGGAAGTAGTACCCGCGGCCCCGGCGAGCCTCGAATTCGGCATCGTTCATCGTGCCGGATCGCGTGAAACGCTTGTTGATCAACTGGTGCGTATTGATGTAAGTCCGGCGATTCTGTGTGCCAGGACGCCGGGCTCCACTACCAAATTCAACGAGCCAGCTGTGATTGCCCGAGCCGGTCGTATCGTCGGCGGCGCTGTTGCCGGTGGACTGAGGGCCCGTGATCGCCACGGCGACAGAGCCATTCTCGTAGCCCTTCGTTTTCGTGCGGACGCTCTTGGCGAGGTTGCCCGTACCGCCGGAACTGGCGGACACGAGGGGCCGCTTCACCCGCTGACGATATTCCTCGGCGATGGGCTTCGATGCCGCCTTGACAGCATCCTGAAGGGCCTTGTCGCCAAAGGCTCCGGCCACTTGGAGCAGGCGTGTCGCCAGGTCTCGCGCCCCCGCCGTCTGGATGCTAACGAACCCTTTGGTCCGGTCCAAACCGCTCTCTCCCTCGACGATCCGAGGGGTCGGGTTGCTTCTGGTGATTGCCATTACTGCACCTCACGAACCAAGAGTTCATGCCGAGTGCGATTCTCGCGATCCGTCACGCTCGCCACCTCCATCGTCCGGCCGCGCCAGACGATTCGGTACTCGTGCGTCAATCCATCGTAATGCCGCAGCACAACCCGGTGGGTTGCGATCACGTTCGCCTGCTGCGCCTGGAGCAAGTCGCGTGTCGTCAGACCCTGAATACTCCCCCATACCGTCGCAACATCGCTCCACTCCAGCTGCACCTCGCCCATCCTGTTCCGGGTCTCCTGCGGAGCCTGGAGCGTGATCCGCTCGTTCAGCATGCCGGCGTGAATCATGTGCCAAGCACCATCACGCTGTAGGTCGACTGAGCCGTGGCCGAGACGACGATCGTCGAGGCGGCCGTGGTGGCCGACCCGGACGGCTCGCTGACACTCACCCGATCGCCGGAGGCCCGGAGCGTCACGTCAAAGATGCCCGTGCCAGTCGCGACCGCCCGCCCGCCGGCGGCGAGGACGACGCGGACACACGACGAGAAGCCGGTCGGCTGGATCGTCACCGCCGACGTGCCGACGGTCCCCGAGAACATAGCCGCTCTGCCGCCATACTCCGTCGAGTCGACAAGGCTGCCGACCGCCAGAGTCGTCACGTTCGACTCCTGCGTCGTGTCGTGATAGACCGCCTCGACCGAAACCCTCGCTTCCACACTCATCGGTAAGCCCCCCAGCCGGCTGCGGCAATCAGCGTGTCGAACGTCGCTGGAATGTTCGCGTTCTGTGCAGTCGAACCCACCGTCACGGGCTCGCGAGTTGCGAACCAATGGGCCACTAGGAGCAGCATGGCGTGACGAGCGACCGACGGAACGGCGGCGGCGGACGGGCCGTAGCCAGCCGTCCAACGCACCATGACACTGTTCTCGTCGCCTCGGACAGCCGGCCAGACGCCGTTGTAGAGCGGGTAGACCCTGCCAGGGGTCGTGCGGTGGTCGACCTGAAAAGCACCGGCTGCGCTCGTGATGGTGTTCGTCGAGCCCCCCTCATCCCGGTACTCAATCGTCACGCCAGATGCCCGCATCGGCGGGCGAGGCAGGACGATCTGCCAGATCGGAAAGGTGTCGTAGCGGGCCTCCCAGACGGTGTCGACGAATGTCGTGTCTAGCCGCTCCTCGCAGTATTCGCGGGCCACGGCGATGGCCGCGGCCAGGTACTCGTCGGAGTCGTCTGTGTCGACTCGGCAGTGCCGCTTCGCCTCCGCGAGCGTCACAGGCTCGACCGCCGGGTTCTGGTAGCGAACGAGGCTGCGGTAGGGCGTCATCGTGACCGAGGGGCTCCTCGGAGTGACGTAAACGATCGATCCTCCTGTGATCACGCCTGCCTCCGTTTCGGCCTGTCGGGCACAGACGCTCGCTCGACCCTCGGCTCGACCGATGCCGTCTCGAGCGGCGGCGACTTGATCTCCTCAACGAACCCGCGGGCCACGAGGATCTTGGCGAAACCGGAGTCCCAGTCGAACTCCTGCCCTCGCTTGTAGCCCCGGAAGGCCCTGACGATGCGAATTTTCATCCGACCTGCCCCCAGGCGTTTTCCGGTGCCTTGCGCCCGCCGTTCCAGAACTCTGTCGTGTGCTGCTGAACCTTCCCGTCAGGCACCGCCCGGCTGGGCCAAGTGATCATCAGTTCGCAGTGCCCGACGCTGACGTGCGTTGCGATGCCGAGCTTGCCGCCGGCCGCCTTGAGCTTGTGCCAGAACGCGATGTCCTCGTCGACATGCCCGCCGTCAAACCCGCCGTCGGCATTGGCCGAGGCCATGAACCAGGGTTTCTGCATCTTCTTGATGATCGACGTGCGGATGAACGTCAGGCCGAAGTGGGCCGTGTCGACCGGCTGCACCACCTTGCCGAAGAAGTCCCCATCGACCGTCGTCTTCTCGTCGGCCGTGTGGCCCGGCAGGGCAAACATGACGGCGTTCGTCTCTCGCTTCGTCTGGAGCGGCGCGATGGCGTCGTAGCCGGAGTGCATCAGCAGGGCCAAAAGAGCCTCTACCGTGCGGCTGTTGAAAACCGTGTCGTAATCAATCGTCAGCACCACGTCGTGGTCGTTGACGACTTGCTCCATGCACCTCTGGAGGCACTGCCCCCAGAATGCCCCGGTGTACTTCATCGGCGCGATGCCAAGAGGGGCAAGAGCCGACGAGACGCAGAAGAAATTATCGGTGAAGCCGAGGCGAGGGACGCTCATGAGAGCGGCGACCTTCACCTCGGCCTCACAGTTGCCCACACGCACTAGCACGCTCTGCTCCTTTTTAGGAGCGGGCGCGCTTCCATGCGCCTTTGTCGGCCGTCCTGGCCGTCCCGCTATAGTCGGGAATCAGCCCTTGACCAAACCGACCACGCCGGCTGCGGTTGCACTCGACGGGAAAACCTCGCCGCGGCTCAGGTGAGCCACGATGCCGACGGTAGCCGACACGCCAGGCGTGTAGGTCACCTTCAGGTATCGCTTCTTCGCCCGGCAGTCCACGTCCATCTTGAGGATGTTCGTGGTGACCGTGCTGGCGGAGGCAGCCGGGATCGTGAAGCCCCCGGTGCCGCCACCGACAAGCGCGGTCACGCTGCTGTAGGACGAGTTGTTGTCCGACTCCTCGACCTTCACGACATTCGCGAAGTTCGTGTCGGCGTTCGCCGCCCGAAGCACCGAGATCGAGGCGTGGTCGTAGCCGAGCGTGTCGATCGTCAGGGTCGCCGTGGCGGTCGCGCCAACAGCGGCGGTGGGCAGTTCGGCGACGACCTTCGTGTTCTCGAGGTGAAGCATTGGGGCTGGAACTCCTATCAAGAGGCGGCCGTCTTGAGGGCGACCACAGGGCCGACCTCGGACGTGCTGCCGAGCGAGTGGTGGTTGATGTCGAACCGCATCGTGCCTTGCAGAAGAAGCTGGTCAGTCGTGGCATAGACCTGATCGAACAGCCGCACGCTGAAGTCACGCCGGCGGGCGTAGATGCTCGAAAGGCCGAGGTTGCCGAAGAGCACCTTCACCTTGCTCACGTCCGAGCCGAGCGTGCTGTTCATCACATGCACTAGGCTCACCGGGTAGCCGAGGAAGGTTTCGCTCCCGCCGGCCGCCAAGTCGTTGCCGGTGTTGCCGCCGGCCGCGTACTTGAGGCGGGCGATGCTGGCCGCGTAGCCCGCAGGGCTCACGAACCATCGGGCACCCTGACGCGCGTAGATCGGCAGCTTGCCGATGACACCCAAGAAGTCGTCGAGATCCAGCGTCTCAAAGGAGACGTTGCCGGCGGCAGCACCCGCGACGCTCGCAGTGTGATCGCCGTTGTTGATCTTGTTGACGATGCCCCGGATGCCGCCGTAGTCGGAGGTTCCGTCCCCGACCCAGCCGCACAGATCGATCTTGTAGGCCAGGCTGGTCGCGAACTCGGTCGTGACCTGATCGGCCATCGACACCAGAGCGTCCTCGACCACCTCGGAGCTCATCCGGCAGGAAACCGCCAGCTTCTTGGCGACGAGCGACACGTTGCCGTAGGTCGGCTCGCTCTCGGTGATCGCCGAGCCTTCGCCGATGAAGTACGCGCTGGTGCCGGTGAGTCGCTTGGGCACCACCATCGTGTCGCGGGTCATCGTCATGGACTCCACGCCGGAGGCGGGGAACGTCCCGAAGGTTTCGACTAGGCGGATCACGCGAGCGCTGAACTCCTCGGGCACAAGTGCCCCGCCGGCCGCGTTCGACCCCTCGTTGAGGGCTCGAGCCTCGACGCCGTGGTCACGGCACCACCGGAGATCGTCAGCGTTGCGGAACACCGTGCCGCGAATCCATCGGCCGACCCGGTAGGCACTCTCGACCGCATCGGGGCCGTCGTTGAACGCCCGGAGGGTCGTGTGGTGCGGCAGGATGTGTCGGATCTCGGACTTGGCCGGAGCCTCGACCACCGGGGCCGGCTCGGGCGCGGGGGCGGCCTTCTCGACCACAGCCCGCAGTTCGGCTTCCTTTGAGGCCAGCCGGCCCTCGAACTCAAGGTCGGCCCTGACCGCATCGGCCTCGTCCGAGAGCCGGCGAAGCTCGGCGGTCTGATCCTCCGATCGCTCCGCCACGTCGGCGAGTTCGTTCATCCTGGCGGCGATGGCCGCAGCACGATCCTGAAGACGCTTGAGGTTCGACGGCATCTGGCCTGCTCCCTGTTGAGCCGGCCAAACGCAAATGCGGCGGCCGGCGGGTGTGATTCCCGCTAGCGCGCCGCTCCGCGAATCCTCGCGTTGCTCGCACTGCCCCCCGGAGCGTCCGCCCCAGGGCTTTGTGTCTACCAGTATCCTAACCAATCAGTCACTTGCCGTGCAAGGGAGTCAAGAGCAGCGCCGCCTTCAGGCGAGCCATCTTGGCCTCAAAGTCAGTCGTGCTGGCGCTTACTATGACCTTGATGTTCTGTGCCTCTTCAACGTCCCGCTCCTCGTCGTACTCGGGCAGGTCTCGCTCGCCATCAAGCTCCTTGACCTTGCGTGCCGACCAGTTCATGGCCGCTCGCCCGCCCCAAAGCTGGAAGGCTACAAAAAATGGGCTGTAGTCGGGCGGCGAATCCCATCCGTCCGAGGTGCTCGATGGGTAGTGCCGAGCGAACCAGGCATTCATCTCGCGAATCCAGTCCTCGTTCATCTCCTCCCGCTTCGCCAGGCGGTTCGCCCTGGCGACCGTCTCAGGCTTCAGGCCGTCGCCGGACTTGCCCTCCTCGTGGAGTTTCAGGCCGCGCCGGGCAGCCGAGGCCATGCCGGCCGTCGGCTTCATGCTGACCGCCCGCTCCTCCGGCGCGTCGGAGCCTAGTTGGTTGTCAACAACTGACGAGGTTTCCGCGTGTGCCATCTCCAACGCCCGCTTTGAGACGTAGGTCTCAGTCGCCAGATACGCCGGCTGATCGACCGGGCCGGCGTCCCCCAAGAACGAAAAGCGCTTGATCCGCCGGACCATTCGGCCCTCGGAATCCTTCGACCACGACTCGTCCGCCCCCTGGACCCGGAAGGCGAAGCTGCTGCCGCGGACATCCCCTCGCTCGATCAACTCCACCACATCCGCCGCCGCCTTCGGAGGGTCAATCTCGTATCGCAGCCCCCGATCGTCCACCATCAGCCGCATCGTGCCACTGGAAGTCCGGCCGATCACCCGCTCGTGGTTGTACTTGCCGAACACGTCCGGGTTCGAGCCAATCACGTCGTCGAAAGCACCGCGCTCCACGATCTCCACGAACCCACCCAAGTCCTGGCTGGGAGACTCAAAAACCGCCGCATAGCCGCGGATGACGGTGCGGCCGTTCTCTTCGGCCTTGACCTCCAAGCCGGGCGCCTCAGCGATCAGGCGTCTTTCAAGTTCGCACGTTCCGTCCATGATTGTGTCGCCTCCTCGTAGGGCCTGCCGGATCGCAGGCATTCAAGCAGCCGGTCGCGGGACTCCGTCATCCACGCAGCCACGAAGGAGTCGATGTCTCGACCCGCAGCTTGTGCCGCGTCCAGAAGTTCAAGTCGCATTCGCTGTTCGTGTGACTCGAGCCAGGCTTCGAGTTTGGCTGGCTTGTTTCGTCTCTCGAGGATTCCGGCCGCCTCGATTCCGGCGAGGCGTCGGAGCGTGGCCCGGAAGAGCGTCTCCGCGGCGGCGCGGGTGTCTTCGGCTTCCTCCGGCGACTCTTCCTCTGTTTCGTCGCCTTCTCCGGCTCCGTCGACTTCGGCTGTGGGGGGCTCCTGTCCCGCCGGCCCCGTGGGAGCGGCCGTCGGGTTCTCCGGCGTGAACGCCGAAAGCAGCTGCATGTTGACCTGGACAAACCGCTTCTTCCCCTCACCGTCCGGCAGCGGGTTGTAGCCAATTGCGCTCCTCACCTCGTCGATGTCGAGGGCCCCCAGGTTTGCCATCTCGCGCAGGAATTGCGACCGCGCGGCGTAGTCGCCGGCCATCAGGGCCGTGATGTCGAACTGGCAGAAGTAGTTCTTGTCGTCCACCACTAGGTCACGCCGGCAGGCCATCTCCCACCGACGCAGATGCGGAATCAACGAGAACGTCACGAAGTCGATCGCCGACTGCTCGACCGTGCTGTAGCGGACGTTGGTCAGGTCGCCCACCAAATGCGCCGGCACGCGATAGACTCGGGCCACCTCCTCCAACTGATAGCGCCTGGTCTCAACCAGGCGGTTCGAGTCGTTGTTGATCGTCCGTTCCTTGATGTGCATCCCGTGCGGCAGGACCGCCGTCTTGTAGGCGGCGTCGGGGCCACGGTGCATATCCTCCCACGCTTGGCGGAGGTTTTGCAGCGTCTCGGGCTTGTGCGGCTGATCGGTTTCAATCACGGTCCCCGGCCGGGCCCCGTTGCCGAAGAACGCGCTTGAATGCAGCTCGGTCGCTCGTGCAAGCGCGATGGCCTCGCGACTCAAGGCAGCCGGCACATACCCTGTCACGCCGTCCTGCGACAGCCAGCGAAGATGAAATATCTGATCCTGGCGATAGTTGGTGGGAATTGCCTGCCCTTCCTCGCGGTACTCGTACCGAAGACGGCCGTTCTCCAGTCGCCTAATCTCCATGCGGCTCGGATGCAGCGGGATCAACTGATCGACCGCGCCTCGGCGCCCCGGCTTTATCAGCGAGTAGGCGTTGCCCCAGAGCAGGAGATGGGACTGCATCAGTTCCCGCCACTCAAACGAGGTCATCCACTCGTTCGGCTGGTATGCCAGGATCTCGTGCAAAGGCAGCCCATCAGCGACTTCCTTGCCGCCGCCGTCCAGGCGGCGGTAGACGCCGAACGGGAGGCTCGCAACCGACTCCGAAAGCACCCGGACGCAGGCGAGGACCGCCGAACACTGGAGGGCGCTCTCGGGCGAGACGTACACACCTGCGGTCGTTCGCCGCTGCTCGACGATCTCCTCGAAGACGCGGCTGATGCCGCTCCTCATTTCCACCAGTTCCTCGACAGAGGCGTCTGCCATCAAAACACCAGAAGCTGGGGTTCGTCGCCGCCGCGGACCTCGCCGCTGGCAAGTCCGAGTGCCATGACCAAAGCGACCATCGCGTCAATCCGGGCAGCCGAGTGGGAGTTCTTCTTCGACGGCTTCACGTTCCCTGCGTCATCGACGCGGCACTGAAGATTCGACGCCTGCCACCGCAGATGAGGAGCGCCGGCGTGTCGGAGGCGTTTGCCCAGCACGAGGGTCTCCAAAAGTTTAGTGGGTGCTGACATCGAGGCGAAGCCTTGTCCGAAAGGCCGAACGTCGACGCCCTCTGCCGCCAGCTGTGTCGTAATGTGAACAGCGTTCCATCGGTCGATTGCGACGCCGCGGACTGCGTTCTGCTCGCAAAACGAGAGAACGTAGTCGCGAACGACATCGAAATCTGTGATGTCACCATCTGATATTGTACAGAAACCGTCCTTGGCCCATTGGAGATAGGGAACGCGATCAGCCTTGTCGTTGAGCGCCTTTTCTTCCGGCACGAACAGGTGCGCCATCACGTCAACGCTGCCGTCATCGTCCGGCCAGACAGCCACGAACGCGGTCGTGTCGCTGGTCGCCGCGAGATCAAGGCCGCAGTAGCAGGGCCTGGTGCCGGTCGGTCGAAGAGGCGCATCGCATGCGTCCCACGCACCGTGCCGAAAGTACCGATCCTCGCCGCCAGGGTTCCACAGGTTGAGGTGAAGTGTCTTGAAGACGTTCTCCTCGGCCACGCTGCGCTTCGCTCGCTCGGACATCTGGCGGAAGTAGTCGGGCTTCACCGTGATGCCGTAGTTCGGATTGGCGTGCCGCCAGGTATCCTCGTCGAAGGGGTCGGCGGCGCCGTCTGCCGAAAAGATGCAGGGGAGGAATGTACGGTCCTCAATAACACCGTCGCGGACTTTCTCCGCGTACTGCCAGTCGGCATAGCAGGGGCCGAGCAAGTCGGTGCCGGCCGTCGTGATGTAAACCACGAGCGGCTGCGACCTCGCCCCCATGCCGGTCTCCAGCACGTCGACCAGCTCGCGATCCCTGAAGACGTGATACTCGTCAATCAGAACGCACGACGGGTTGTAGCCGTGTTTCGTGCCGGCCTCGCTGCTGATGCAGAACATCGAGGAGTTTGTCTCGGGCACGACGATTGAGTTGCGGTAAATCTTGGCTCGACGTGCCAGGCTCGGGCAGGATTCCAGCAGCTGCTTCGCCGCCGTGTGAAGCAGGCTCGCCTGGCTCCGGTCGCCGGCCGCCACGATAACCTCGGCCCCCACGTCGTCGCAGAAGGTCATGTAGAGACCGAGGGCCGCCGCCATCTGAGTTTTTCCCTGCTTCCGAGGCAGAGCCAGCAGGCTGCGGCGATACTGCCGCAGGCCAGATTCGAGGCGGGTGTTCAGCAAGGCGGTCAGATAATCCGCCTGCCAAGGCTGGAGCGTGAACGCCTGCCCCGCGAAATCGCCGCGGCTGTGCCGTAGAAGGCCGACGAAGTCGACGATATCAACCGACGATGTTGGTGCGCTTGGCAAGGAGAGCATCCATCGGGTCGACGACGATCTTCTCGGCGTGGTAGCCGAGGCGGGTGCGGTCGGCCGGCGTCAGGCCGAGGACCGTCTCCAGATGTCGCAACTGCTCCCCGCACTCCTTCGCCTGCGTCGCGACGGCGTTCGCCCGCGTGAACCGCAGATCCCCCTTGCCGTCCACAACCTCGACGTAGGCCATGTCGACCTTCTGAAGCTGCTGGGCGGCGTGCTCCCACATGACATAGACCACCGAGTACCGGGTGATCACGTTCCCGTCGCTTTCGGCGAGCGTGCCCATGCGATCCAGCCAGCCGCAGACGGTCAGGAATATCTGCTTCGCCCGAGGCTTCAGCCACTCCGGCGGGGTGAGCGGCGACGGCGGCGCCTCGCCGAGTTCCTCGCGGTTCCTGGCGTGCTTCGACCCCCGGAGTTCGAGGATGTGCTTCGGCGTTGGCGGTCGACCTCGCATGGGAAACAGCATGAGGAGTGGCCGGCTGGCTGTCAAAGGAGTCGCCAGGCGTAAAGGTCTGTTTTCGTCCGAACGCTCGCCTCTA